TCATGGCACCTGTTTTACCCACCAGGTTTGCGCCGGTTTCGCCCGCGCCTGGGCGCGGCGGTCGAATACGCCTTTATAGCGCTTCAGGCCGGTTGTCTTCAGACGCATTTCCCGCTCACCGACTCGCCCGGCCAGCTCGCCAGTCGGCACGCCCAGGAACTCGACTTCCTCGGACGACCGCCGCCCCTGCGACGCGGCGACCGCGTTGTTGTTGACGATGACTTGGCGCTGCGCACCGTCGGTCTGGTCGATGTACTTCACGATAAGCTGGCTCGGCGCGAGCGAGGTCGAGCCGGTCTTCTCCTGGGTGATCTCCAGGAGGCCGCTGTCTTCGTCGAACAGCGGCAGGTCCGCGACGTTGTAGTCGTCACGCAGGAGCCGGATGCTGATCTGCCCAGTCTGGCGGTTCGGGTAGACCTCGGCTCCGATATGCGATTTCACCGTCTCACAGAAGTTGGCGAACGTGTCGGACCTGGTCCATTCAAAGCACAGCCCGAAACTCTCGGCATACAGCTTGTCGGCAGCGGCCCGCCAGCTCGCCTCGTCCATCCGCGTGCGAGCCAGTCCCCGGAAGTCCCGGCCGGTGTAGACGAGATAAAGGATGTGTGCCGGGTTCATCGCCTTGATCTGACCGTCCGCGAGCCAGATAAATTGCTTTTCGGGATACCAGGGGTTGCCGTCCCACAGCCGGTTCCCGCCTCGACGCAAAATCTCCCACTTTTTCGGGTACCAGTTAACCGAGGTAACCAGGCCGGAATAGAAGCACGTGGTAACGCCCCGGAACGCCGGCACCAGGCCGCCGAGCATCGCCGCCAGGCGCGGCAGGACGCCCTGGTCCTCTTCACCGAACAGGACATCCAGCGTCCCATCGAGCCCACCTTCGCCCTTGTCACCACCGAACAGCTCAGGCGCATTGATGCGGACCTGTCCGTTGCTGGTGATCGACCCTTTCCACGCGGTTTTGCCACTCGCCCGGATTGCACAAACTTCATCGACTTTCTTGCCCAGGGCGAAATGGATGTCGAAGTAGTAGCGGAACCCGACCGTCTGTGCCTTCGGTTTAGCGCCCATTCGCGATCTCCTGGCGTGCATGTTCAACCAATTTGAGCGCGAGCGCGTCGCCGGTCGCGACCAGCACGTCGGCCTCGATGCCGTCCCGTAGGAACGCCATCCAGTCGAGGTCATGGCGCTTGAAGAACTCCCTCGCCTGGCGATGGCAGTAGCCCTGCCGAGTGGTCCAAGTCGGCACGGTATGCAGGTGCTGAGCCGTAACTATCATTTCTTGCTCCCTTTGGTCTTGATCGCCTTCGTTCGGTAGTTGCCTACGGTCAGCACCATCCAGCTCTTCGACCAGCACTGACCGAAGACGGCGACCTGCTCGTCGCCCTCGTCACAGCGCGGGAAATCGATGTCTTCAAAGGCGGTCGGCTTGGGCTTCTGTGGCTTCGGCGCCAAGACCTTGGACAGGATGAACGACGCCGCCAGAATGACGAGATTGATTGTGATCGGGTCCATGGCCTACCTCACCAGACCTGATCGCCATCGAACGGCGACTTGCCTTGCATCGCGTTAAACCCCCTGAAGTTGGGGAGGTTGCTGAATTTGTCGTCGCAGGTCTGCGCGAGCCCGTCGCAACCCGGATAAACCCGCAGTTGGCCACCTGCCGGAATGCCCTCAGTGCCGCCCAGGATGTAAAGATCGGGTCCGGCGTGCCGCTCGATGTAGCGGCTATCGTAGTTGTCGCCGTCCACCTGCCACTCGACGTAGCCCCCGGTAAACCAGCCATCGGCATAGCCGGCGACCACGCCGCTGGAGATCACCCAGCCGCTGATGCTCTGCGGCGTCAGCGTCACGCGATACGGAACGAGGTTGACCTTGCAGCGATGGTCGCCAACGACTGCCGTGCAGGTGCGGCAGTAGGTGTCGATCAAGCCGGGCTGGTCCATCAGTTCGTCTTCTGACACGCACGTTATGCGGCAGCTATCCACGGTCGGCCAGTCCACATCGCCAATCTGGCCCACCCAGGAAACCGCTGCCTCGGTGTCGCCGTAGTGCATGTCGTAGACGACCAGGTCGATGGCACCGCTCGGCGACCGGGACTTGTACAGCAGCGCGACGTCGAGGTCGGCCGGCGCGGTGATGACGAACTGGTCGGACTGCGGATCGCCGGAACAGATGATCCCGTTGTCAGTGATGCCGCCCGGCACGGTGCGGAAAATCTGGTTTTGATAAGTGATGTCCCGGTCGCTGCTGTTGTAGCTCCAGCGGATGGCTCCACGGCTGAACTGGTACAGCCGCACCGGCTGCCCATCCGCGAGCGAGCTTTCGCGGCTGTTAAAACTCATCGTCACGAACCCCTTTGAACGTCAGGGCGGCAGTTGCTACGCCCTCGCTATCGGTGACGTGCTCGATCTCGACCACGTCGGTGGCGGCGCTACAGAGCGCCATGAAACAAATGCGCGCCACGTCACCAGGCTCGACCAGCCGGCCCAGGGCGGCATCGATGGCCAAGCGCTCGGTGTCGGCGTCCAGCTCTGTGCTGGTGAGGATGCGGCGGTGATAGACCGTGCCGTCGTATAGCTCGATGCGGATATCGCGACGGCCCGGCCGGCCGTTGGCGAAACGGGCATAGCCGATATTGCGCACGTCCAGCGCGGTGGACAGCTGCGAGACGGTGGCGACTAGGGTCAGGTCGTCGGCGTGGGTCGGCACCCATAGCGGCTTCTGCTGGCCGCGCAGCGCATAGACCAGGCTACGGAACGCCGACCGCTCGGCTCGGCCCATACCGATCCAGCGATGGCCGATGACGGGCAGCGCCATGCCGGCGACGTCGGTCACGCGGGGAATCGCGCTGCCGTTGTCCAGGGTGGACAGCAGGCGCTGATAGCTGGAGGTGAGGTCTTCGCTTTCGTCCGGGCGCTGTTCCAGGACAGGACGCCCCCGGTACATCGTCGCCGGCATCACCTCGGGCCAACTGCTGGGTTCCATCACCAGGAACGACACCCGCGCAGACTGCGCGGTATCGGTCAGCCGGGTCAGCGTGGGCTGCTCGGTCAGCTGCGCGGTGCGTACCGGGTACAACCGGGAGCCAGTTCTCCAGGCAGCCTGGACGGGCCGGACCAGGTCCAGGCCGCTGGCGGTCACCGTCTTGACCTCGACGACCTCATAAGTAAAAGCGTCCTCACCGCGCAGCATCGCTAGACCGCCGTCGCGGAAGTCGAGGCCGGCCGTGTCGCACGGAATGCCCAGCGACCCGGCCGCCAGCGGCTGGTGGAGCAGCTGGATATCAGGCCAGATCGGCAGCGCCCAAATGCGCGCGCCCCAGCCGAACAGCGTCATGTCCAGCAGCTGCCGCTCGCGATCCACCGCGTACATGTTCGCGTCGAACTCTCGGCGCGGCGCCAGGCGCATGGCTCGGCGCTGGGTCACGGCCGATTCGCTTTGCAGGATATTTGTCGATGCGCTCAGGCGTTCGACGATGCTGTCGCCCCAGTCCGGTGCGAACGTCCAGGCGATGATGCGATTGCCAGTGATGACCAGGACCAGGTTCGGCTCGCCCTGGAGTCTCCAGACGATCCTCGCATTGACGACGGGCGGGCCGTCCGTGCCAATGCTGACGGTCCAGGTGCGTTCCTCCAGGGCGGCGAAACCCAGCGGCGGCGACGCCTGGCCAGACAGCGTGATGCCGTCTGCGGCTTCGCGGTCGATTGCGGTCAGCGTGCGCGGACTGAAATATGCGTTCCAGACTGATGCCGGTCGTATCTGGGTGCTGACGACGTTGCCCAGTTCCATTGCGGTCGGAATCAACCAGAGGCGGTTGTAGTAGTTCTCTTCCAGAGCGCTTTGGTGGACAGCCTGGTAGGTCGAATGGATCACCTCTACCGGCTGATGCGCCCCATAAGCGCCGCCCCAGGTCGAGGCCGCGACCGCTGCAAGGCTGATGTCCTGGTTCAGCTCCAGGGCGTCGATATTCGGCGTGATGCCAGCAACGATCCCCTCCACAGGCTTCGGCACCTGGAACCCCGGAAACGTCGCCATCACTCGACCACCCGGAAGCAATAGCCGACCCAGGCGCTGGTGCTGTCGAAGGCGGTAGCGGTTCCGCGTTGGAGCAACGGATAGACGCGCCAAGTGTCGCTACCGACGACAAGCGGATCACCAGGCGCGAGGAAGGCCATGTTGCATATGCCAAAGTCCGGCACTTCGCCCACGTAGCGCGAGCGCTGCTGAGCGCCGAACGCATAGATGGCGCACGGCACAGTGGTGGTCGAGCTGTTCAGCTCGTTTGCGCTGGCGTCGATCAGTCCGACGTCAGGATGGTACTGACTTCTGTAGTTTCCACGGCCTGGCCCGATGACCCGCCGGGGGATGTTCGTCGTGTAGTCGAATGGCAGCCAGTCGGGCGAGGGGCCGCCATCCAGGCCATCCACACGCAGTACGCAACCACCGTCGCTATAGCGAACGTGATAGCCGTCGAACGGATGACAGGACCAGCTCGATGTCAGCATCTGGCCCGCCTGATAGATTACGGAGCCGCATACGTACTGGCCGCCGCTGTATTCGACTCCGCGCTTGTTGAGCGAGCCAATCATCACCGGCCGGAACTGACCGGCCGCAATCTCGACGTGCAGGTGCAGATAAGCCGCCGTGGCAAACAGGTGGTAGCGCGTGAACGGCCCACCGCTCAGCTGTGCGACGGTCGGCCCCTTCGACGAATAAGGGTTGTTCTGCACCGAGTTACCGGGCTGCGCGTTCCACGCCAGGCTGTTATCGAACCCCGTATTGCCCGCCATCTGGAACTGATTGGCTCCGGCATTGAATGACCAGTACCCATCAGCGTTGTGACAAAGCCATTCCGATGCCGAGGCGCGGTCGGTGACCCAGCCGAGCGACTCGGCGTGGACGCGCACCTTGGCGAGCAAGTCGGCCGGGTTGTTCGCTGTTCCTGTGAAATAGGCCATGTCAGTCCTTCCTGATCGCGTAGAGCCAGGGGTTGCCCGAGCGCCAGGCGGTTTGGAAAACAACGTGGTCCACTCCGTCCTCGACAATCACGTCCTCGGCGCCGGAGTTGAGCGTTGGCACGTAGAAAGCGCCGTCGAAGTCGCCCAGGTTTCGGCGACCCTCGGTTTCGCGGGTGACGAACGACAGCGCCTTGAGCGGGAACTTCCCGAATGAATCCCGCAGTTGTTTGACCACGGTGTCACTGCTGCCCGCATAACGGCCGCAGCCCAGCGGGAGGAGCGTCCGATTGTTGTAGTCGGACTCGTTGGCAGCCCCTCCGTCTACAGTGAAACCGAGCCAGCGCCCGGCGGGATCGCGGAGATAGCAGCTTCGCTCATAGGGGCTGCTGATGCCTCGGTGCCGGTCACTCACATCGGACCAGCGCACAGCGACGTCCCCGCGATACGACCCGACTACAGCAAGCGGGTACGGATACTGCGACGGCGGACAGGGTGGCAGGATGAAGCCGGCGCCGGCCGACTCGTAGATCGTGCTGACTTTCACGACGACCCAGAAGCGCCGGCCGTTGGCGAAGAACCAGTACGGCATGGGCTGGTTCCACAGCAGCGCCTGGACCCGCGGACTGTAGTTGGCAAACGCGGTCCAGAAATCGCCACCGGGCGGGATCGCTCCAGCATTGAACGCCGTACCGCCCATGAAGCGCAGGTTGTAGTAGTCCAGTGCCGTATCGCCGTAGCTCTGAATCCCCATATAGATACTGTCGGTGCCGCCCAGGCCGGGGGCGCGCAGCGTTACCTGGCGCACGGCTATCGCAGTGCCGGACGCGGGGATGCTGTTGTCGAAAACCTTCTCGTAAGCCTGCCCAGCCGCGACCAGGTCGGGGTTCGCAGTGAGGAACTGGACGAGGCGCTCGACCAGGTTCTGGTGGTTCGTGGCGGTGCCGAATTCGGTGGCCATGGGACTCCTAGATAATCTGCTTGACGGCCTGGCGGTTCTTGTTCAGCCAGACCAAGAAGTGTTCGCCGCCTTTGCCGGCCCACATTTCGGCCGCCATCTGATCCGTGTCCTGAACGGCGTGCAGGTAGATCGAGTTGGCGACCGAGGTACTGAAGTTCTTGGATGGTTCGGGCAGGTTCGCGCCAGCACGGACGGGGGCCGGCAGGTTGGGGGCGGGAGTGCCGATCTGCCCGCCGGTTGCGTGACGGACAGGGTTTGCCCAGCCGGCCAGCGCGGCCATGCCGTAGCGGTTGAACTGTTCGAGAAATGCCAGGGCGCCGGGCTGTCGTACAACGGCGGCGCGGGTCATGAACTCGTCGTTGGATGCCAGAATCGGGATACTGTCGCTGGTGCCTGTTCCTGGCCCCTTGATGTGCCCACCGGAGGCGAAACCGAATATGCCGGCGATGGAGGACAACCAACTGCCGCCGCCCGCTGCCGCTCCGGCCGCACCCGCACCACCCGCAGCAGCGCCCAGCCCTTGGACGCCATTGGCGGCTGCCAGCGACGCAGCGGCCGCTTGGATAGCAGCGGCCCCGGTCAGCAGCGAAGCGCCCGCTGTCGATAGAGCGCCTGCCGACGCGGTCACAGCCGCCGCGCCGGTCGTCATGCTGGTGTCCTGCTGGCCGCCACCAAACAGCCCCATGATGCCGCTAGACAGCGATTGCGCGAGGTTCTGCGCCGCCATGTTCACCAGGGCATTGAGCACAGCCTCACCCAGCGACGTGATGGCGTCGCGCAAGTCCATGGTCCCGGAAGCCAGTCCCTTGATGGCGTCGGTAAAGCCGGTGGTGAGCCCGTCCCGCAAGGTGGTTTCGAGCAGCGTCGTGGTCTGCTGGAGGCGCGCCGCCTCGGCGTCCAGTTGGGCGAGCGACTCGGCAGCAGCTCGCCCGACCTCGCCAGGCTGGCGGGCCATCTGCTCCAGGATCGGCCGAATCTGCTGGAGCTTCTCGTAGGTCGCCCGGTGAATGTCCAGGATGCGCTGCCGGGCGTCCATTTCGTTGATGACGCCGGCATCCTGCTGGACGTTGACGGAAGACTCGGCGCGCTGCTGGTCGGCCAGCAAGTCGTCCATCTGCTGCTTGACGTCGTCCAGTCGGACCTTAGCCTCGGCGACGGGAATTAGCTTGTCGATCCAGGCCAGGCCGGCGTCGTTGCCCGCCTTTTCGAAGTCCCGCCGCATCGCGTCAAATTTCGTCCGAATTTCCAGCAGTCCCGCGTCAACGGTGCGGCCGGTCGCCCGCAGGTATTCAGCCTCCAGGCCGGCGTTGGTGCGCGCATTGGCGTCGGCCTGCCGCTTCTTCTCGTCCGCCGCCAGAGCGGCCAGTGCTGCCGCCGCCCGAGCGTGGAGGGCTCCGGTCAAACCCTTCTCGGCCAGCTCGTAGGCGCGCACCTCTGCGCTGGTGAGACCCAGAGTGCGGGCTTGCTTTTCCAGCCCCGCAACATAGCCTTCCTGGCTCTTCGCCAACTGCTCAGCCGTGGAGGCTTGTTGTCGCGCACTGGATTCAGCCTTGCGCCGGGCATCCTCGCGGGCCTGAGCTGCCTTCTCGGTATTGGCCTTCAGGGTCTCCAGGCGCAGTATTTCGGCACTCTGTTCGGCATTGAGGTCGGCCCCGAACTGTTGGAGGCGACGGCCGGCTTTGCCGAGGACAGATGGATCTTCCAGGTCGGCGATGGCCAGGCGCAGGGACTGGATATACTCGGCCGCCTTGTCCGACCCTTTGCTCAGCGCATCGCTGTTCTCATTGATGGCGGCAGTCGAACCCTCCAGGCGTGCCTTGAGTTCCGCATGACGCTGCCCCAGCTCGGTAGCAGTGCGGCCTGCCTCTGCCTGACCAGCCGCCATGTCCAGCAGCTTGCGCTTGAGTGAATCGGGAACAGCGCCGCTGGCGGCCAGGGTGTCCATCACCGACTTCCAGTCCACCTCCACGCCTCGCGCAGCGTCAGCCGACGCATCGATTAGAGGCTGGAGGGCCTGCTGTGCTTCGGCAGACGGGATGCGATCCAGCCTGGCACCATAGAGGGCGGTGCTAGCAACTTCTCGCATTTCGCGGGCGGCTTCCACAGCCGTCTGCCGCAATCCGTCGATCTGCTCGGAAAGCCGGGTCAACTCGCGATCTTGCTCAATCTCGCTCAGCTTGCCCATGCGCTCGACCACCTGGTCCAGCGGCTCGCTCAGGTCATCTAGGCTACTCTTGACCGCCTGGGCGCTATCGCGAAACAGGAAGAAGCTTGCCGCCGCTCCGGCCACCAGCATCGCGATGCCGGCCGGACCACCGATCACGGCCAGCATCCCGCGCATCGCGGCGCCGGCCGCCAACTGCGCAGCAGCAAGGCGCTGGGTCGCGGCGGTATGCGCCGCCTCGGCCGCAGCCGCCTGGGTGTGGCTCACTGTCAGACCCGCCTGCGCCCTGGCATTGGCTGCTGCCGCTGCCGTCGAAGCGACCTGAGCCTGGGCAGTCCGCAGTTCTTCAGCGGC